TGTACAATTTGGGGTACACAAGACTAAGTAAATTTAGTAAACTTAGAGCAAGTATATCAATCATGGACTTTACTGAGAGTGCAAATCAGATGTATGACTCGAAATGGAGAACACAAGTTCCAAACAGGGCAGAGCGTTTAATAAATAGAATGAAAGCATTAGGAGCGTAATATGTTATCAGCAATACTTAGTTTAGCAGCACCTGCAATATTAGGGCCTATTGGTATATCTAGCCCTATGATAGCAAGCGCTATAGGTGGTGGAATAGGGAAATTATTAGAAGGTGGCAATCAACAAGACGCTCTACAGGCTGCTGCTTTAGGTGGTCTTGGTGGATTTTTAGGTGGTAAATTAGGGTCAACTGCAACAGGGACCTCTACTGTTATGGGAGGAGATCCTAGTGCATTAGTTGGCGCCCCTACAGAAACTTTAGGAGCAAGTTTACCAGCAGGTATGAATTATGATCAATTAGTTGCTGCAACTGGAGGCCCTGCAACCGCAGGAACTGGTGCAGGTTTTATGTCTCAATTGACCAGACCAGAAGCTATAGGCGCTGGTATAGGTGCTTCTTTAGCTCCGATGCCTATGATGAAGCCAAAAGAAGAAGAAGAAAAAGAAATGCCAAGAGGCATGCCTATTAAAAATACATCTATATTCCCAGAGATGGGTTATGATGCAGGCAAAATGGGTGAGTTTAACTACAGAATACCTAAAAACTTTGCAGAAGGTGGTGAGGTGGAAAGCGATATTATGCCTATGGATGCAGGTATTGGTGGTATGATGAATGATGGAATGAACGATAAAGAATTAATAAGTAGCACTATTGACGTATTACAAGGTGAAATAATAGACACTGACAGACAAAGTGTAATATTAGCACAATTTGTAGCTCAGTTTGGTCAAGAAGCGTTACAAGATTTAATTAACAGAGTTGAATCTGGTGAAATACCAGATATTCCTAGAGAGGGCGATGGTATGGTTAGCGGTGCAGGTGATGGCATGGCTGATATGATACCTGCCTCAATGGAAGGAGATCAAGATGTATTACTTTCTGATGGTGAGTTTGTTGTGCCTGCTGACGTTGTTAGTGGCCTCGGAAACGGCTCCTCAGATGCAGGTGCTAATAAATTAGAAGATATGATGGATAGAGTTAGAGAACTAAGAACAGGCGGTAAGACACAACCTCCTGCTATACCTGATGAGATGATGTTGCCTGCATGATATGCACAGCAGTGCCTCGTGAGGCAATAGACATAGTTTGGGGTGATGTTAGCAACATGCTTAACAAAGCCATAGAAACTAGTAAAGGTAAGTATCATATAGATGATATTTATCAAGATTTAACAAAAGGTTATTACAACCTTTGGTTAATAGTAGATAACAAAGATGGAGAAAAAGTTATAGCAGCAATAACCACAAGAATAATAGAATATCCAAACAGAAAAGCTATGGCTATGGACTGGATAGGCGGTAAAAGAATGATGGAATGGTTACCTATAGCTATGGAAAAATTATCTAGTTTTGCTAAAGATTGTGATTGCAGTCACTTAGAAGGATATGGCAGAAAAGCATGGATGAAAATATTAAAAAAATATAATTGGAAACCTGAATATATAGCTTATCGTATGGAGATTAATAATGGGTAAAGGTAGATCAAGACCACAACAGCCAACTGAACAAAACATAGTACAAAGCTCATTACCTAAATATTTTGAGCCTTATGCTATAGACATGATAAAAAGGGCAGAGGCTGAATCTAAAAGAGAATACACTCCATATCAGGGGCAAAGGCTTGCAGATGAAAATACAGACACTGCTAGATCTAGAGAAATAGCTAGAGCTGTGGCAGAGGGCGGAATACCCGGCCTAGGTCAAGCAACAGCGGGTACAACAGCAGGTATGGGAAGAGCTATAGAGGGGCTTGGCTTTCAATCACAGGACTTTGGATCTGAACAAGCTCAACAATATATGTCACCATATTTACAAAATGTATTAGATGTGCAAAAGAGACAAGCTATATTAGATTTTAATAGACAACAAGCAGGCAGAGATGCTGATGCTGTTCAGGCTGGTGCGTTTGGTGGCTCAAGACAAGCTGTAGCTCAAGCTCTTGCTGGAGAGGGGCTGCAAAGACAACTAGGTGAAATACAAGCTGTTGGTCAACAAAAAGCATTTGAGCAAGCACAGCAACAGTTTCAAAGAGATAGAGAGGCAAGATTAGCGGCAGAGAGACAAGGTCTGTCTGCGGCAGAGAGCTTGTCTGGTCAATCAGCACAACTTGCTGCATTAGGAGAAAAGGCTAGAGCAGGTGATATAGAATCCGCACAATTACTAGAAAAGATTGCTAAAGATAGGCAGGCAAGAGAACAGGCTGGGTTAGACTTGGCATATGAAGATTTTGTTAGACAAAGAGATATGCCAAGAGAAGATTTAACATTTTTGTCATCTATTCTTCGTGGTGTTCCTGTACAGCCATCAACAGAAACTACTAAATTTCAACAATACAATCCTGTGAAAGACTTATTAGGTACAGGTATAGCTGGATTAGGATTATATAGAGGATTAACAGGCGGATGATGAATGTTTTACAAATACAAGATGATTTAAAAAACTTTTCTGAAGATCAGTTAATAAAAGAAATGCAACAGCCAAGCGGCTCTGCTCCTCAGTTTCTTGTATTGTCAGAGTTAAATAGACGTAAAAGGGTAAAAGGTGAGTTTGCCGCTAGACAAGCACAGCAAGCCCCAACAGTTGCAGAAGAGGTTGTTGCTGCGGCAGGAGTTCCACAATCTGGCATAGCTGGGATGGCTGAAGCAATGGCTCCTGCAAGCGCTGCTTCAGAGGGTATAGGAACAAATGCACCTATCAATATGAGGTCAGGTGGGTTAGCTCAGTTTGGTAATGAAATAAGAGAAAGAATGGGTCAAGAAATAGACCCTTATTTAGATCAAATAGAGAATGAAGCAGAGTCAAAATTTAATGTTGATTTAGATAATCAAGATATGAAAGGTCCGTTAGGATTTGTAGGTCGATACCCACCCGGATTTGTAGACAGAGGTGGCTTTCGCCCCAACCCTAGAAATCAAAATCGAAGACTAATAGGTATGGGCGGTAAAGGTTTAGCAAGAATATCTCCTACTAGAGATATGATTGAACCAGCTATAAGATTGACTGACGATCGCTTATTTAGAAGATATGCAGAAGGTGGTGTCATAAAGGCATCTAGTGGCTTTGCTGGTACTGGCAGTACTTCACAACAAATATTAGATAGATTAGAAGAAAAAGATAAAGCAAAGATAGATGAAAATACTGATGTTGAAAATATTTCAAAAGATGTCACTACTCAGAATACAGGAGTAAGAGGTAATGTGCCTAATTATACTATAGAACCTGATATAATACCTTTAGTATCTGATTCCGTAGAGCAAGATATTTTAAATTTACAAAAGGGTCTGCAGAAGGAAAGAGCCTTAGATAGAGCTTTAGCTATCGCACAGGCAGGTTTTGGTATTTTGGCATCAGATGCACCAACTTTGGGGCAAGCAGTGGGTGAGGGTGCTTCTACGGGCCTAGAAGCCTATAGAGATGCTAATAAAAGATATCAAGAAGGTGTTGTTGATTTAATAAATGCTAGAGCAAAGATTGCTTCCGGTAGAAAGAAAGGCAAGTTAACTGCAAGTGATATCATGAGCAATCTTAATAAAACTAGAGAGCAGCTTTATGGTAAACCCGGTGATTTAGGTTATGTTAAACCAGAAATTGATGATAAAACTAGGGATCAATTAGCTGCACAAGAAAGATATTTGATGAATCTTTTATCAGAGGATTATGGTATAGATTTACCTGTTGCATCAGCCATACCATCTTAAAGGCGCATAAATGGGTACAATTAATGTAAAAAGTAACTTAACTGGTAAAACATACCCTATTTTAATAGCTGGTAACAGGCCCACTGCAGCAGAAGACCAATTTATACAAAAATATATTGCTAGAGAAGATGGTGTTTTATTAGAGGCTCCTGAAACAAAAGAAGAAGAGGGCAGTCTTATTGATGTTCCTAAAAGTTTTGTTGGAAGTTTTATAAGAGGTTTTACAGATTTACCCGGTGGTATAGCCTCAATAGGTGAAGGTGTTGGACAAAGATTAGGATATGATGTAGCACCCGGTGAGACAGGATTAGGGGAAGCTGCACAAAATTTTTCTAAGGGTGCTAGTAGAGCTTTAGCAGATACTTTTGATTTTAATGAAAGTCCTTATAGTAAATTTGGTCAAGCAGGCGGGTCTCTTGCCTCTTTTTTAGCAGGTGGATGGGCTGTTAAAAGTGGTTTGGCAGTTGCAGGCGCTGCCCCTAAAATTGCTTCGTATTTAGGTTTAGGTACTGTTGCTACTCAGGGTGCAGCTTTAACATCACAAGATCAAATGAATAGGATTGCTAATTATTTAGAGAATGGTGGTGTTATAGATGGTTCTCAAAAAGCAGATGCTGTATTATTAAGTGCTTTAATTGGTACATCGGAGGCTATACCTTTTGCTGCATTAAGCAGAAGTTTGGGTGCTTCTTTAAAAATTTTAAAAAAAGTAGATCAAAAAGATATTGATGAAGCAGTAAAAACTATAGGCGGAAGAATTAAAAGAAGCATTGGTGTTGGTATTGCTGAAGGTTCTCAAGAATTAATTGCAGGTATACTGCAAGATTTGACTGAAAAAAATATTTACAATCCTGATGCACAGGTCGGACAAAGTGCATATGACGATGCTGTGTATGGTGGTGGCGCAGGTGCTGCTTTAAATTTAATATTAGACAGCATCAGAGGCAGAAGAGTAAATCAATACGAAAAGAAACAAAAAGAATTAGATGATGATGCAGATGAAGCTGCTAGAGAAAATGCTAGTATGGCTCAAAATGCAAAAGATTATTTAAAAACCCAAGAAGATAAACAAGTAAAACTAATAGAGGGTCCGGGCCTTGGATTGCCTGCACCCGATGCTCCAATTATCCTACCATCTGGTGATCCTGTTACTGATATAGACAATCAATCAGTAATTGATGCCCAAGAAAATCAAAAAAGAAAAAATACTGAAGATACATTACAGGCTGCAAGAGAGGCTACAACTCCATATAATTCTGTGAAATTAGAGAGTTTGCCAGAAGATGAAGCATTTAAAATACGTAAACAAAGAATAGAATTAAAAAAAGGTATACCTGTAGATGATCCGGTAACAATACAAGAATTAGAAGAAGTTGTTGGCTCAGAAGCATCTTTAAGAGAAAAAATTTTACAAAAACCCACTTTAAATAAAGAGCCTAAATTAGATGAAATTGCAGAGGCTGAATTAGAAGCAGAGCGCATAACACAAGAGACAAAAGAAAAAGTAATAAAATTTCAAGAAAATTTATTAAAACAAAAAATAATTAATAGAGCTGCAGCAAAAAGAGTATATCAAAAATTATACAAAGAAAAAATGCCAGATGATATTGCTGATGGTGCATTGGCGCAAATGTTAGGATCTGGTGTATTGCAATATGACGGCAGAGGTAAGTATTCGCCTAGAAGTCAGGTGGATGTAAATTTAGATTTTATTGAACAGGCAAGAGCTTTATCTGAAAGAGCAAGGCAAATAAGAGAAGCTGATGATAGACTAAGAAAGCAAAGAAATATATTTCGTAACGATCCAGTTAATCTTGAAACTAATAGTCAACAATTAGATTTATTACAAAAAAGATATAGTGATATACAATTAGAGGCCTTTAATTTAGAAAATAAAGCTAATCAGGCTGTGCAAGGTCAACAAACGATACAAGCTAGAAGAATAGCTCCTGCACTTGCGCCTAAAAAAGTATTCGATCAAGCTACTAAAACAAAAGAAACTCCTGAATATGTATTAAAACAAAAGCGTGTTCTTGATGCTCTAAGAGCAGAGCTAAATAGAATAGGATTAACTGATGTAAGGTTAGAGGGTAGACCATTATTAGACGCTGCACAGTTAACAGAAGATCTTTCAAGAGGACAAGATATAGGCATAACTGAAGGCATACAAGAAGTTTCACCTGATGGTAAGCGTATCATAGCGTTAGCAATGGAAATATACGATCCTAATATGACTGATGCTGAGTTGCAGGCAAAATTAGGGAGTGTCATGAATCATGAAATTATTCATGCATTAAAAAGTTTAAATGTTTTTACAGATCAAGAATATGACATATTAAAAAAAGCTGCAATGACAAGAAAATATGTCAAAAGATCAAAAGGCACAGATACAACAAGAAGTTATACATATTATGAAAGAGCTACTCATGCTTATATACGTGACGGTATGCCAAATGAACAAATAGTGGAAGAAGCTATTGCAGAGATGTATAGAGACTATACTGATGGTAAACTTAAATTTGGCGGTAAGCCAAAGAGTCTTTTTGATAGAATTGTTGCTTTTTTCAAAGCTATATTTGGTTCGCATGCAGATCAAGGTTTTTCACAGACAGAGCAAATTTTTGAAAATATAGGCACAACAGAAACAGAAAAACAGATAGGCAGGAGAGACAGAAAGCCTGATGATCCTGAAACTATTACTGAGCCACGTAGATCACGTATAATTATTGATAGATTGCCAGATTTACACAGAGGTTCTATAGGACCCTTACCTATAGCGCATGTTGTTAAGTCTAGATATTTACAGTCTATTGGCATGGAGAACACAAGGCCCGATAGGTATGTGCAAGTAGACGAAGAGTTAGCTAGAAGAATAGCTAAAGATTTTGATGAAGCAAAGCATGATCCTACTAATCCAGAAGTAATACAGGCATACAAAGCTATGGCTGATGAAACATTTAATCAGTGGTTATTTATAAAAGATACAGGAATACAAATAGAGTTTATTAAGCCCAATCAAAGTAATCCTTATCCAAAAGGATCTAAAGATCTTTTACAAGATATTAGTAATAATCATATGTGGGTGTTCGCTACAGACGATGGCTTTGGTAGTGATGCTATAACGGACCAAGACATAGCAGAGAACCCATTACTACAGACAACCGGTGAGATTATTGATGGCCGTGATGTACGTTATAATGATTTATTTAGAATAGTTCATGATTACTTTGGTCATGCACTAGAAGGTGCTACATTTACAGCTAGAGGTGAAGAAAATGCATGGCAGGCACATAGTCGTATGTATACCCCGTTAGCCGCTAGAGCTATGACTACAGAAACAAGAGGACAAAACTCATGGCTTAACTACAGTGACGCTGTTGGAGACCATAATAGAAATAGCAAAAATAAAGCTGAAGAAACAATATACGCAGATCAAAAGATAACTTTACTATCTGATTTTGTGCAAACAGAGGGATTAGCTAATAATATAGAAGGAGCAATAGATGAAAGAGCAATTCGAGAAGATGAACGATTTAGTGAAACAAGAGATGATGCAACTGACCGAGGAAGAGATGCAAGAAGAGATGGAAGACGGAGCGTTATACGAAGCACGATTGAACCGACAAAAGAAAGGAGGGAACCTGAGTTATCTCCGCAAAGGACAGTCAAGCTAACACACTTCTCTCCTATCGAGGGCCTGCAAAGCATAGACCCAGAAAAACAAAGGTCTAATTTATTTATGCGGGGAGAAGAGAGGAGAAGAACTTTTGAGGGATATCCTGCTAGAAGCTATTTTGCTGTGAATATATCTGATCCTAATGGTTATAATCCGGAACAAAATCTAGGAGATAATATATACGAAGTGGATGTGCCATATGAAGGTATGTATGATTGGGAGGCAGACCCAGAAAAATTCAACGATGCAGCAAATGCAGAATTAGATAAAAATAGACCTGATATTAAAGACTCAACTGGTCGTGTAAATTACATAACAACTGCCAAAGAAAGAATGATTAAAGAGTCTGGTGCTACGGGTTATTGGATAAATGATCCTTTCCGTGGAACTATGGCGGCTATGTTTTATGAGTTGAGAGTGCCAGAGACTTATCAAGCTAAGAAGTATGATCAGGCATATAAAGATGGCATAAATCAAAAACGTGGTGTTGATGCAAAAAGAACCATGCGATCTAGAACCAGAGTTGTGGGACAAGAACATACAGTTAGCACAAGATTTCCTACAGCTAAAGAAAGAGAAGCAGATCCATCTACTAATCTATTATTTATAAACGGTGATATAATTAAAAATGATTCTAGATTATCTGAACAAGCAGCTAATTTAATTAAAGGATATAATTTATCAGGTAACTCAAAACTTTACGTAAACTTTTCAAACGAAGAAATAATAGAGGATCATATACAGGCCATGACAGATAATATTTTATTTGTTCATGATTCTTATCCTGTGGAATTTAGAGAGAGGTCTGCTTTATGGTATGACGGTGCCAGAGATATTGTAGATAGATTTTCAAAAACATATAATTATAGCCCAGAAATTGTCTCTGCTGTTATTGCTGCGCAATCGCCACAGAAAGATTGGTATATGAATGTTTCTTTAGCAGAGCGTGTATTAGATATAAGTAGAAATCATGGTGACAAAGAATTTACTCCAGAGATGATGGAAACTGCACAACGTATTTTTGGTAAACCTCAATACAAAGAAGCATTAGATTATATTAGTAATCCAAATAGAAATTCCACAAGTTTAGATAATTTAAATCATTCTTTACATAAAGCAATGTGGATTAGAATATTTGATGAAACATATAATGATAGAGGTCATAGAATAATAACGCCCGAGGGTCAGTTTTTAGATTATGCAAGAAGAAAAGATGGAACAAAGAAATTAACAGGCTGGGGTTCAAATAAGGAAATTTCCTCAGCAGTAGAGGCGATAGGTTTAAAAGGGGAACAATCTTTACAGCAAATATCAATATTATTAGGAGATAGACACAAAGTTAGAAGTTTTCATAATAATATGGTTTCGCCTATGTCACCAGATGGACACTCTACAATAGATACACATGCAGTAGCTGCGGCATTTTTAAAACCTTTAAGTGGCAAGTCAGTAGAAGTTGACCATAACTTTGGTGTTTATACAGAAAAAGGTAGATCAAAAATTTATGGTGTAATACCTAACTCTTCTATTACAGGGTCCAGAGGTATGTATGGGTTGATAGCTGACGCATATGCTAGAGCCGCAGAGCAAAGAGGTATTTTGCCACGACAAATGCAATCAATAACATGGGAGCCAATAAGAGGATTATTTCCAGATACATTCAAAAATCAAAAACAAAATGTTGATAAGATAAATGGAATTTGGGACTCATATATTGACGGTGGATTAACTTTAGATCAAACAAGACAGGAGATAATAAATGCTACCCCAGATGGATTTACGGAACCAAGTTGGGCAAGACCCTCTGATACAATATCTGAATTCAGTAGGGATGCCAGTTACGAGACAGAACTATCTAAACCTTATGTATCCGGAAGGAATACCAGAAATGACAGCGGAATTGGAAGAGATTCTACCGGAGTTCCTGAGACTAGACGCTCAAGAATAAGAGCAACACCATCCAGTGAGAGACAAAGACAGGCGCAGCAAAATGATCGTGACATTGCACAGGCTCAGTTAAATATAAGATATAATAATTTAGCAGGGTTTTTGGCTAAAGCGTTTAAAGTAGTGCCTGAGTCATTTTTATTTGGCAATACTAGAGCGCAGGCCGCACAAAAGATAGTGCAAAAATATCAAGACTCTTTTCAACCTGTTGGCGCAATGATGGATGAATTGCGTGATAAAGGCTACACAATAGCCGATGCTATGGACCCCTATCTAAGAGAGGTAAATTCTTCAGGTATTATAGGAGATAAATTAACTGATTTAGAAGAAACTATAGTTAAACCAACTATTGAAGAAATTAAAAAAATAAAAGTTTCTGATGAAAAATTAACAGAATTAAAAAATGCCTCTGCTAGAGCCGCTGCGCAAGAACAAGGAGAGGGATTAGTTAATAAAACTATAGACTCTTCAATAGATATTAAGTTAGCTCTAACAGATATATATCTTTACGCTATGCATGCAAAAGAGAGAAACATAGATATAGCAAATCGTTATGCCAGACCTAATGGTTCAGGATTATCAAAGTCTGAGGCTGATGTAATATTAGATTGGTTCGACAGTTTAGATCAGTCAAATAAAGATATTTTTCAATTTATTAATAAACAAACTAGAAGAATAGTTAATAGCACTAATAATATTAGATATGAAAGTGGATTAATAGATAAAGCAGAATATGATGAGCATCAAGAGGGTGCTAGATTTAAATATTATGTGCCTTTACGTGGTGATTTAGATATTGATGTTGAAATGAAAGAAGATAGACAGAACACATTACGTAAAACAACTAATTACTTTGGCGCTTTAGGAAGAGAGGACAAAGTAGCTAGAGGCCGTGGTATCAAGTATGCAGAAAATATTTTTGCATCAGTTATTGCCCAAAACCAAAGAGCGATAGATAGATCAGAAAGAAATAAAGTAGGTCAAAGTCTTTTAAGATTATTAAGAGGTCAAGAAGAACAGCCTGATGGTAGCACGGTTATAAACGATGCGTTGGCTACAGATTTACAGCAAAATTTTGCAGAAATTACAACTGAAGCAGAGCCTATGGACCCACATCAGATTGCAATAAAAGAGAATGGTCAACAAGTTTACGTAAACTTTTACAGAGAAAGTATGTCCAGATCTTTCAAGCATCATTACGAACCTAAAACACATCATGTTGCATTTAGAACTTTATCTAAATTAAATAGATTTTTATCTAATGTTAATACTTCTTACAACCCAGCTTTCGTTATTCCAAACTTTGCAAAAGACTTGGAAACAGCTTTAGTAAATATACAACAACATGATGCAGAAGGTATTACAAAAGAGATAACCAGAGATGTGGCTGGTGCTATAAATGGGATTAGAAAAGTTTTTGGTGTTGGTGCAAATCCTTTTGGTAAAAGAACACCAGACACATCTAGTTATTGGTCACAAGAATATTTAAAATTTGTAAAGGCAGGTGGCAAGAACGCCACTAACCAAATGGGAACTGTACAAGATCAAATGGAGAATCTTAGTAAGTTGTTAATGGATATTAGTGAAGCTAAAACATTAGGATTTAAAAGAAATGGATTCTTTAGAAAAAAAGGAAGAAGTCTTTTACAGTTTTTAGAAGATTACAATACCGTTATTGAGAATGGTGTTCGTGTTGCCACGTTTACTAATTTGAAAAAAAGAGGATTTACTGATGCTAGGGCTGCCGAAGCAGCTAGGAACGTAACAGTAAACTTTGCTAAAGGTGGTGAAGATAAAGTATTTATGAACTCTTTGTATTTATTTTATAACGCATCTTTGCAAGGTAGTATGGCTATATACAATGCGGCTTATAAATCTAAAAAGGTAAGAAAAATATTAGGTGGCATAATAGTTTATGGATTTTTGCAAGATCAACTATTAGCATTTTTAGACGATCCGTCAGAAGATGATGATCCAATAACTTATGATAAATTAAATGAATATGATTTAGAGCATAATTTAATATTTCCATCTTTTGGTTTAATGGAAGATAAGTTTATAGCAATACCATTGGCTTATGGACTTAATATGCCCTTTAATTTAGGCAGATCTCTTAGCCGCTACACACGAGGCGAATATACTTTTGGTCAAGCAGCAAATAGTATTTTTGACACAACTATGGAAACATTATCTCCTTTTGGTGCAATAGAGAACTTTGAAACATACGTAATACCAACTGCTTTTAAACCGGCAGTAGAAATGTATATTAATAAAAATTACAGAAACGATCCTATATACAAAGAAACGCCTATGTACTCAACAACGAATGTGCCTGACGCTTATACACATTGGACAAATACCGGTGCTGTTTCTAAGTTTATAGTACAAACTATAAACGATTTAACATTTGGAGATGAAGTAGAAAGTGGTTTGATTGACATATCTCCTGACACAATAGAATATTTTTATGAATATGTAATAGGAGGTGCTGGAGCTTTTATAGGCAGATCAGCTAATTTAGTTTTTGATGTGATACCGGCAATAGCTTCCGGAGACTTTGAGGGTAATTTACCAAATAGAATACCATTTATTAGAAAAGTAATAAAACAGCCGTCAGATAGAGTAGATACACAAAATTATTTAGAAAAGAGAAAAGAGCTATACACGATATTTTCTAGAATTGACTTAGCAAGAAGAAGAGGTGATCCCGAAACTATACGTAAACTTATCGCTAGGTACGATGACGAGGTACGCATATATGGTAGATTTAAGGCTTTAGATAACGCAAGAAACAGATTATTGAGACAGATCAAAGAGTTAGAACGAAATCTTCGACTGTCAGATGATGTCAGACAAAAACTTATTAAATTACGTAGAGAACGAATACAAGAGATCATGAGAAAAGGTATTCAGTTAATGAGAAGTGTAGGCATAAGACAAACTGCATGATAGTAGTTGACCAAAAGTTTACGTAAAGTTTTAGTCTAGCTTCCCCGTGCCGGGGAACGACTTTTCATAGTCATTTCTTTTTTATTTTTATTAATTCTTTGAGATACCATTCTGCTTTCATCAAATCTTCTAAGCTACTCTTGTGCTTGTGCCTGTATCTCCAAACATATTTAATTATATTTCCTTGTAGGTAATACTCGTAGCCCTCGCCTAGGGCTGATTTGATGGCATCAATGCACTCCACACTACCTTTGCGATAGTGTTTTGGTCTGTTAATATTATCTTTATTCTTCATCTAAATAGTCCTCTATATCATTGATTTTGTGTTGATTAATAAATATGGGTGTATCATCTCCAACCCAAGCACCTATTGTATTATAATCAAACCACTCTACAGCCTCTTCTTCACTCCAATTATTATCATGCATCAATATCATTATGCACTTGTCGTAATCATACAATGCCACTTGTTTTCTACTGAAGGCACTTATGGTAGTGCCAACAAAAGCATCTTCGTATCCGTCTGCTAGTTTCATTTTAGTCCATGCTCCTTGTGATGACAGCTAATGCAAAGCAAGTCACATTTAGCTATTTCTGCTTTTATCTTTTCCATAGAATGGTTCTTGCCAACCAATCTAGAGATATTATCAATCTTGGTGTTAGGGTCTCTGTGATGAAAATGCAGTATGTCCGGATTGTCTTTATATCCACAAGCCATACACCCCACTTCTTGCTTATAGGCACTAACTTGTAACCTTTTCTCAGCTTTTCTTCTAGCATTTAATCTGTTACTAGCTTTGTTTTTAAACCTTTCTTCTGCATCGTTCTTTGCTTTCTTTTGGGTCAAATTCATATCTAAAGAGTTCCTAACTAAAAAACTATCTAAGTCTTTATTAAAATTAGTTTGACTCTCTAGCTTGTCTGCTAGATCCCTTAAATGTTTTGCCAAGTGATTTAGTTTAATTTGTTTGGATATCTCTTCTTCAGTATAGCCAATAGAAGAAATAATATAGCCATTGAGATTTTGTTTAGCTCCATTCACTTTGCATGGCATGTTCTCTACTTTTTTATCAATTTTCATGTCTGTCCTTTATTCGGCTGCCGACAAATCAGAGTGTGAAATTATTTTAAAATCCTTAATATCAAAGTGGCAAACCGGCTCTTGATCTTGCCAATCATCTCTATCTGATCTACCACCTTGCTTAACATCAAAGTCTGAAAAGAAATTTATCCAACCGGTAGCATCAGACCAACTAACAATTAAAACAGATTTTGTTCCGGTCACAGATGCAAGTCTTCTGGCTTTGATTACCTTAGACAAAGATATTATGTAAGTTGAGAAATCATGTATTGAGTTCTGTCTGCATTTTACTTCAGCAAAACCTAACAGCTTTTCATCTCTGTACATGGCATAATCTAGTTTATAAGATATTGGTAACTTAGAATAAGACACATCCCATTTTACTGACATGTGCCTTAAAATATTTTTTTCTTTGTCTAGGTTATCTTCCGATTCGTATTTTTTCCTAGGCATAACTTTACGTAACTTTTTCACTTCTTTGTTTTTCAAGCCACTCTGCAACCTCTTTTTTACTCCAAACATGCTTTTCTCGCTTGTCTGTCTTCCAAAGAGGAAATGGCTTTGGAAAATTACGTTCAGTATCATTTATTAACTTAGTTATGGATTGTCTTGATACCATAAACAACTTGGCCAACCCATCAGTAGTTAAATACTCTGCACCATCCAATGCATCTTCATTAAGTTTCAATCGTGGCATTTTCATCCCCCTTATCCGGAGTGCCATCTTCTTTTAACTTAACCATGACAACCATGTATCTAGAGCCAACCCAATCCTTGTGTAACTCAGCCGGAACATCGTTAGGGTGTATGGTAAGTCTTATGTTAGTTCCGTTTTTGTCTTGCATCATAGATGTTTTTACAGCCTCGAAACTTACATTAGGCACATCTGTTTTTGTTGAAATATCATCCATTACAACCTCCATTAAAATGTTATATCTTCAAGTGCAGAAAAATCTTCTTTTGGCTTTTCTTCTTTTTTCTCTTCATCTTTATTAGGTGGATCATATATACTACCTCTTATAGACAAAAAGTTTTTACCACTTTTGGCACTATACTTTTTCCAACCGGCAATATTAAATAATGGCTTTTTAACACCATTTTTCATTTGCTTAACCAAGTCTTCTATTACCTCGTAAGGTAATTCAAACTGTCCGGTATAATCCGGAGATCTTTCAGTTCTTTTATTTGTTGATATAAACAATGTTCCACTAGGTGGATAGTCTTTTTTCTCTTCACTCATTCAACTCTCCTTTTGTTGTGATTTGAGTTTATCTGCCCTTTCTATAAAAGCCTTGGAGACCTCTCCAAAAACATTAGGGTCAAATTCTTTTAGTGCTATCAAAGCCTCTGCATTAGAATTTTTAAAATTTCTGAGTTCATCAATGTTGGTGTCCGGCATGAAAGTTAAGAATATTTCTTTGACCTCTTCAGCACCTTTTTTTGTAGATATGTATTGAACTTTTTCTGTTTTGATATCTGTAACACCTATAGTCTTTTCTTCTACATCAGATCCATTATCTAAAGTTCCACCTTTGATTTCATCCGGTCTTTCTTCTTTAAATGCATCTGCCTCATCTTCTGCATATACATCGCCATGAAGACCAACTAATTTTAAGATCACTCTATCTTTGGCTCTCTTTTCAGCCATAGCATATGGATAGCTATTCTTATTATTGGATGGAGATGCCTCTCCAATAGACCATTCTGATTTGTCTCCCATAGTTCCGGTGACAAGTAAACTGACGATTTTTTTATCAGAATTACACTCTAAAATTGTTGGCTCTTTAAAAACTATTTTTCTGTGTACAGCAACTTTTTCTAATGCTTTATGCAGTAACACGTAAGTACCATGACAATTCCAACCGGCTTGTTTTGGTGTCATGCCTATTTCTCTCAAGGTATCTGCTACCTTTTCCGGTATATCACTTTTCATCTACTAACCTTTCTCCTCTGTAGAAAATATTTCTGTTCTTGTGCTGTCATAATGCGAGGTCTTGAGAAAGTTTCTTTGGAATGTGGTTTTCTTTATTCCGGTATCCACTTTTTCATAGGTTATCAATTCTTGTGTAATGATATTTTCTTTGTTCTGTGGAAAAAAACTTTCATCTAGAACCTCGTTTATTTTGCACAATCCGTTTGTTGGTAGGTAACATAAATCAATTCTATCGCTCATCTTACATACCAAACATTCTATCAACGAACTCGTTGTATTTTTTGCCAATGTAATTAAACCACCTAATCAAGAAAAACTTTTTAATAGGTTTTCCTTTGTTAGTTGCCTCTTCTATATGATCAGCAATTAAAGATTTATCCTTTTCTCTCATTCCGGATATCTTTGGCTTTAATTTAACAAAGCCACTCTTCTTAACTTTTTTAATTACCTTTTTTGTTTTTTGTTCTTTCATTTTGACCTCTCTTTATATTGGTTACAAAAATCAGCAACTGAACAATAGTTGCCACATCGTGTGTACTCGCCACCACGAAATTCTAATTCCAAATTTGTTTTCTTCACATATGCTTTGTCAGTTTCATTGTGCCAACTCATATATTTGATAGCCTCTTCTTCGCTATCTAAAACCCTCAATGCTCTTTTCTGACCCATCTTTTTAACTGCCCAAGTATCGTTTTTTTTCCATGTTTCTTCGTCTGAGCAAAGTGGTAGTTCATTGTTCAAATCGTAATTTACTTGAGCCTCTTGATGTAATGATAATCTGTCTGATACATATTTGTGTGCTACCTCATCATCCCACATTGGTATGTCCACAAATACTATTGGTGCTTTTGGATAATCCTCTTTTTTATCAGCATCTCTTCTGTTCCAATCTCTAAGGATCGCACATATTTTTAAAGCACCAACTTTATGCTGAGTGAATTTATGTTTGTCTCTGCACAGCCAAGCATAACAATTAAGCTGTCTTTCCCATTCTATTTTGCCATAAATAACTGACCAAACAGATGTAACTTTGTAATCAATTATTGTTGAAACCCCATCAACTATTTCTTGTCTATCCAAAGCACCGGATATTATCCAACCATTTAATTTAGAATACAGCCTCTCTTCAGTTATTATATCTTTTGATGGGTTTGATTGTTCTAAAACTGAGTGTACAGCAGTTCCAAATAATGCCCAAACCATATCTACAGCATCAACCTCTATGTCCTCTTTGTAGACATCTTTCATTATCCTAACTCTTGGACTATCTATTAATGATGTTACTGATATATCAGCTTTGCCTTTACTGTATTTGTCGTTTATGGCAAAGTCTACGAAAGGTTGTGGCATACCAAACTTATTGGTAATTTTCATATTTTTCTCCTATTATGCTACAATAAATATATATACAGGTAAAATAATGTCAATACAAATAAATAAAAGTTTTAATTTTATAGTTTATGGAGAACCGGCATCAAAGGGAAATTCAAGAAAAATAGTGCATTTTGGTAAAAGAATGGCACTCATAAAATCTCAAAAAGCTAGAGATTATGAAAAAA